CAAGGAGCACTCAGGAAGACGACCATGGTTACACTTTTACATCTACAGAAACAGGGAGTAATTATGTAACGTTTATTGTTCCTGATGGAGTTACTTTGCAGGTAGATAATGTATCAGTTAAAGAAGTAGGTGTAGCATCAGGCTGGACAGATGCAGACCAACAACTTGATATACCTCAAACAGCTTTGCAGTCTTATAGTCAAATTCCTTATAATTTTACTAAAGGTGGCTCAAGTAGTACTTCTCATTTTTATACTTGCGATGCTTCAGTAGGAACTGTAGTTAATAATTCTTTTACTTTATCTATGTGGCTATTTTCACATGATGAAGATTCAGGAACTCAGTTTTTATTTGCTGTTAATGATAGAGATGCTGGTTATAATACAGAAGAAGGATTTGCAATTAAATGGTTAACAAATGGAAATTTGCAATTTAGTTATCAAATAAATGACGGAGGAGATGTTCATTCTACAACTGGTCAAATATTTGATTCTAACGATTTAGGAAAATGGTTTCATTTTGCTATAAGTCACAATTATTCTAATGATACTACTTCTGTTTATAAAAATGGACAGCTTATAACTACTAAAGACCACTCTACGACTATGGATTTAAATATAGGTGGCGGAACTACGCAAGTAGATGTTCACTGGGGTGATGCTAGTGCTTTTAAAGGTTCTAACTTAAAAGGTGCTATGAATGAAATGAGTGTATGGAATACTAATTTAAATGCATCTCAAATAGATGAAATTTATAATAATGGTAGTCCTTTAGATTGCACTACTCATAGTGCTTCTAGTAATTTAACAAATTATTGGAGAAATAATGGATTAGCTGTATGGCAAGACTTAGCTGGCAGTAATAATCTTACTCCTACAAATTTTACAGAAACAATGCTTATTACAGCAGGTGTAGACAGTTCAAGAGATTCACAAGGATTTTTTATGAATAAACAAAGAACTACTAATAGTTTGAATTTTCCAACGGTTTTAGGGGGAAATAGTAATAAAGAGTATGCAGTTATACCTACAGGTAGCGGAACAACACCTGGAGACAATTTACATTTTGTAGGAAGACCTTTTTCATTTACTTGTTGGGTAAAAACTCATTATGTAACAGGAGCAGCACAAATTATATTTGATAGAGGAGATGGAACTGATGGATATTTATTAAAAGTTTCAGGAACAGGTATACCAGTATTTACCACAGAAGAAGATAATACAGAAATATCTGCTACAGCTTCAGGGGGTAATGGAGGTTTAACTTCAGGTGTAATGACTAATGGTATTTGGTATTTTATTGCGGGAACACATGAAGGTACTGCTTTTAGTGCAGACCAAAAATTATATGTAGGTACCTCAAATATAACTCCAGCTCTTATTACGACACAAGCAAATGGTGTAGGAATGGAAACAAGTGCAGCTAATTTATATATAGGACGAAGATTTAATGGAGGGCTTCCTTATAATGGTGAAATAGACGACTTATGTTTTTATGATAATAAGGAATTAACTTTAAAAGAAATAACAAGAAATTATAACGCAGGTAAAAGGAGTCACAGATAATGGCACATTATGAAATGTATTTTTGTATACCTAGCAGTGCATTTAATAGTGCTGTTGGTGACAAAATAAAAGGGTTATACCCTATAGTAGAATCAGTTAATGAAGAAACTGAAGAAGTAACTTATAAGTCAGCACCTACATGGAATGATATTATAATGAGTGGTAAAGTAGGACCACCTAGATATTCACACGATAAGTCTTATGTTATCATCAAAGGTGAATGGTCTATGAAAGATGGTGTACTTACAGAGCTTATGGAACTAGGTTATGGATTAGATTATCCTAACTTTACAGTTTTAACTAAAACAGAAGCACAAGCATTAGTAGCTAGCGATACATTTACAGGAGAGTAGTATGTATAAAATAATTGGGAGAACTAAAATATAATGGCTATATTTATATACTGTGAAGACTGCGAAAAAACGGTAAAGCCAGGCAGTTGTAAGCATAAAAAAAATTTTAAAACAAGCTCTGAAAAAATGAGTAATTATATAAATATGAGAAAAACTTGGAGTGGACAAACTAAAGTAGAGTTTAGCACAACAACTATGGACCAAGATATAGCAGATAGGAATAATAGATAGTGGCAACATTTAATGCACAATTACAAGACTTAGTAGGAGAAGCAATATCAACAGATACTGATGCTATGGACCAATTTTTAAGAGATGGTCTTAAACAACTATATAATGTTTTGCCTCCTGATAAATTATTAGAGTGTGTTACACATACAGAGCTTAGTAATTCACCTTCTACACTTTCATTAAATACAAACACTATTGGACCTATAATGGCTGTAACAAGAAAAGATTCAAAAGGGTTTAATCAAATATGTAGACAAGTGTCCCCTATATTAGCATCTAGAGTTACAGATACTAATGATTTGATGCACGCAAAAGAAACAGACCCAGTGTATTTTATTAAAAATTCTGTACTTAATGTATTTCCAGACCCGACTGGTAGTCAAACTGCAGAAGTATTATATTTACCACTTACGCAGATAGCAAATGGTGATGATAATATAGCTAACTTATCTAATGATATGGAGTACATTGTGGTTTTATATGCTGCAATTAAAATGGCTGAATATTTACTTGCTTCAGAAGAAGATACAGAACTTTATGTTCCTATGATTACAGCATTAAAGCAAGATTATGTGCAGTCTTTGCAAATGATGGGTGTTGCAAGTGTGCAACCGCCTAGACAAATGGCTCCTGCTACTACTGGTGGAGGTAGAGATGACAGTTAAAGAATTGATACAACAAATAGAATATACAATGGGAAGGCAACCCGAACAGTATATGTTGCAACTTATAAATGATGCATTGATGGATATGTCAGGTAAAGTACAGCATTATACTACAGAAAAAATACAAAATTTAAATTCAAAACAAAGATGGTATAAATTAGATGACTCTGTTATAGATATAACAAGAGTTGAAATTTTAGATAACAATGATAGATATGTGAGAATACCTATGTTGGCAGACTCGCATAGATTATTAAAAGATGATACAGACGAAACGTCTGATTCATTAAAATAGGAGTAAAAAATGGCAAGTACAGTAACAGCCTCAACAATGACAGTTACAATATCTGAGTCAATAACACTAAATGGTAAAAACCAAGGTGGTACACAAACTTTATCAATTCCTTCTATAGCAACAGTATCAAGAAGAATTGTTGACGTTCCTGCGTCTGAAGTAGAAATTCTTGCAATGGACGCAGCTGTAGCGGCAGGGACATTTATAACAGGTGATGTATTATATATAAGAATTACAAATTTAGACGACACAAATCATATTACTTTAACTTTTAAATCAGCTGGAAACCATGAATTTGCTGTTAAAGTAGACAAAGGTCAATCATTTATATATAATGGTGATTTAGCTGCAGGTGTAGCATCAACAATGGATGCTAATGCAACTGCGTTAACTTTAGCTTTGGATGATTTAGCAAATGTAACAGCTATAGCAGATACAGCCGCTTGTGATGTAGAAGTTTTTGTTGCATGTAAATAGGAGTATAGATGGCTACAGATAAAAGAAGTTATCCAAATAGTTATTTTGCATGGTATAATGACGATGAAAGATTAGCTTTAGTATGCAAAGTTATATCTAATGATGTTAGCGACACAACTGAAACTACAATAGATAAGTATGATACGTATTCTGGTAGTAGTGTTACAGGAGGTCTGCGCATACATACTCATTCTAAGTATGGTAAAGTAGAAGAAGTAACAGATGATTTAAAAGCTAACTCTGGATTAGATACCTCATTACATTCTTCAATAATAGATTATGTAAAATCTAGATTATTAGAAGATATGGGAGACCTGCAAAGAGCTGGTTACTATAGAAACAAATATGAGAGAACTATTAAAAGGTACCCTCATAGAAAAAGTGGAGTAAGAGCTTTATCAGTTCCTAGAATGTAAAATGGATATACTAAATGTTATAGAACAGTTTGGAGTGCCAGTTGCAATGACAATGGCATTTGGTTTTTTTATATGGAAACAAAATAACTGGATTCAAGACGATTTAAAAAAAGATTTAGACGAAGCTAATGATAGGTTTGAAGGTATTGTTATAAAGCTTATAGATTCGCAAAAACAGATGCAATTAGAGCAAAAAGATATTAAAGCAAGCTATAGAGCGATTGTAGAAATACTTGCTGCATTAAGCGGTAATGGGCTTAAAGAAAAATTTTTAAGAAATAGAAATTACGAATAACACTAGGAGGTATTATGCCAGGAGTAGGTAAAAAGAAATTTCCTTATACAGCTAAAGGTAAAATGGCTGCAAAGGCTTACGCTAAGAAAAAAGGATTAAAAGTTACAGACGCATCTAAACGTATGAAAAGGAGTTATTAATGAGTTTTATTAAAGATATGGTAAGTAAATATAAAGATGAAATTGTAGAGCAAATATTTACTGATGAGCTTCAAAAAAAATTAGTTGATAAATTAAATGAAAATATAAACATTCCATTTATTAATGAAAAAACAGAAGAAAAACATTTAAATAGTATATATGATGTAATGGAAGACATAGTAAAGACTGCAATTCAAGAAAAACTTTAAATGCCTAAACAAGTATACCATATAAAAGCTTTTGAAGGTGGTATCAACAAAAAGGCTGACCCAAGAGACATAGAAGATAATCAATTAGTAGAAGCTACTAATGTAAATGTTTCTAATGTAGGCAGAGTGACAATGCCAGGTGATGGTAAATCTTCGTTTGTTACAGTAAACGCAGAAAATGTTCCTGTAAGTCCTACAGATAGTGAAGGTCAAGATAGGTTTGATAACGAAACGCCCATATCGTCAGGTCATGGGCTATTTTCATTTACACACGATTATGATTTTAATAATACAAGTGTTGATGATAATACTGGCCCTAATGAAGTTAATACAGAATTTATATGTGTTAATGATGGAGCAGATATAGATATATGGACAGATAATTTTGAAGGAACAGATTATGGGCCTTGGAAAGATTCTCTTATATCTATGGGTACTGTACATAATACAGGCACTGATGGTAATAGTGAAAATTTATTAGATGTAAAAGGTGTAAAGCCTGTTTACTATAAAGCAGATAATGGTTTAAGAGTTTGTGATGCTAACTTTAGTGAAGAACAGTTAACAGCCGAAACTGCAATTTCTGTTTCAGCAGACTCTACTACATCATTTAATGTAGACGCTGGACATGGGCTATCTGTAGGAGAATATATAAAAATAGACTCTGAGGTTATGAAAGTAACAGTTTCAAATGCTAGCTCTATAACTGTAGAAAGAGGACGTTTTGGAACTAAAATAGAAGACCATGACAATAATTCTAAAATATTTAAAATTAATGTACCTAAAGTATTTACTCACATTAAACGTCCTATGCTTAAAAAAGCAGGAGCTAATACAGATATAAATAGATGGGTACAAGATATACAGGTTCCAGAAGCGCCTAAGTATGGAGCTTTAAATGTATTTAATACTAATATAATAAATCATGACGGTACAAATTTATTATCTAATACAATCTATCCTTCTGAGCCTGAAAATGTAAATTTAGGAATTTTAAAATCTAATATAGTAAACGCAACTACATTTTCTTTGGATGCTAATAATAACCCTATAACCTCTGTAACAACTTCTACAGAAACGCAACTAATATTAACTTTGACAAAATATTTAACAAATCCTAATGACCCTATAGATATTAATCAACATGAATTTGCTGTAGGTAAATTTTTATCTATATCTGGAGCTGGAGTAACAACAGCTTCTGGTACCGCTTTAAATGGAGTTTTTGAAATTGTAGGGTTTGGCTCTGGCTTAGGAGAGGTAAAAATAATTGGAGATGAAGATTTAGTTGGTTATCAAGGGGACGGAAATGAACAGATTATATTAGAAGATGAAATTATGGATGACAATCTTAAAAATAAATATATTTTTGGAATGTCTTATTTATATGATGGTGGCGGTAGCGAAATGCAAGAGTCTGACGTTACTACTGCTATATCAAATGGAAGTTTAATTTTTTCTGCAAATTTTAATTCTAGTTGGAAAACAGCTCCATCTGATTGGGCAAGCAACGCTTCTTTAGACACATCAAATACTAACAGTTATGACAAATCTAGCAATAATGATGATTGGGTTTTAAGCACTGCAAATGGTCAATTTTTATTTTATGATAACTCTAATGTTAGCGTAACACACTCTAACACTACTTATCAAGTAGATTTTACAATATTACATAGAAATACTGCTGGAGTAACTTTAAAAGCTTATGTTGGACTTGGTCCAGATTCAAATGCTGCTGCAAAGTCTAACCCTACTGCAGAAGGGTTTGTTCCTATTAGTGTAACATTAGCGGGTGCTGATGATGAAGGAACATATGTTAATATTTCTGGAATTGCAACCACAGGAAACACTGCAAGTAATGTAGATGAAAATGTAGGACTTGCAATACAAATTACAGGTGCGCATGATGGTTCTGATGAAGAGGTGTATATTTTGTCTGGTGAAAATTCTGGTCCACTTATTTCTGTTCGAAACACCACTACTACTATAATGTCTAAAGATAATGCTGTTGATTTTAGGACTGTTCAAGACATAGCAAAATCTTCTATAGCTTTTTTATGTAATAATTCTAGAACAGAAATTTTTAATTCTACAACACCAAATAATAGTTGGAATGAGCGTATAGAAGGTTTTAGAATATACATGAAACAGGTAGATAGCATAGGAGACGGTTTGGCAGATGAATGGTTAATGTTGTATGACGTAGATTTAAAAGAAGGTACATACATAATGCATGCTAAAGATAGTGATGTAGAAAATTTAAGGCTAGGTGATATAGATGGAGACCAATGGGGGTCAACCGAAACGACTGATTTAAGAGCTATTGTGACTGGAAATTTGTCTGGAGATACTATTAAAAATTTACCACTTATTACGTATGAGGCAAATAATGGTTATGAAGCAGGTACAAGTTTAGCCGCCAGATATAAAACAACAACAACTGTAGATAGAAAAGTGTATATAGGTAATTTAAAAATTGGTGACAAAACATTTCCAGATAGAATGTTACGCTCAGATACAGATAAATTTGACACATTTCCAGATGATGGTACACACTTTATTGATGTAGCTACTTCTGATGGTGAAAGTATTATAGCATTAGAATCTGTAGGAGATAAACTAATACAGTATAAAGAAAAAACTGCATATGTTATTAAAGTAACATCCGAAGGTGAAGAGCTTGTATCTACATTTTCTGGGGCAGGCGTAAAAAATCCATGTCAAATAGCTAAATCTAGCGATGGTATATTTTGGGTTAATTCAAACGGTATATATTATTATGATGGTGAAAAATTAAGTAATGTAAGTGCAGACAAATTTAGAATAGACAATTGGTTAACTAATGAAGATTTTAAAAGGCCTGTAATAGTAGGTTATGATAAATACTCTAACAAGTTAATTATATTAACAACAAATATTTCAGGAGCTTCAAGCAGTGGATATATATATGATATAACTAACAGCTCTATAACCCAACATGATAATTTATTTAATTGGTATCAATTATCTAATCCATCTGATGTAATAATTGGCAATACAGAAAGCGAACTATAATGGCAAGCAATGAAGAGTCAAATAAACCATTTAATTTAATAAGATTAAATGTTCCTATAACAGACGCATTTACAATTCCTCATACAGGTTCTGATGCTGCTTCTACTATTCCTGGGCAACCTCTTGTGTTACAAAGCACTGGAGATGATGCTAATGTACCTGTAGAACCTGTTAATATATTTAGAAGCAATATGATTGTATCTAAAAATGGCGGTCTTATAATGCTATCTCAAACAGACCAAGCATTAAATTTAGGGAATATATCTGTATGGGACGATTCTGCTAGAGATGTGTGGAATCATACAAAGGCTGCAGAAAAATTTAAACTAAGAACAAAAGATTTTGATTTAACAAGAACATCTACTACAACAAGTACTTATTCTGGCCCTAGTAGAAGAAAAAAGATTTATAAAATATATGTAACATTTAAGTGTCAAAGTTATGTTTCAGGAATTAAAGTAAACTACGCAACTAATGGTTCTAATAGTTTTACAGGAGAATTTCAAGATACTACATATTACAGTAATGCTAAAGGTTTTGATTCTTACAACGCTGGAACAAGTAGTAGTCAGTGGATAACAGTAGGGCTAAAACCAACAGCTAGCATTAATAATGTGTATTCAATAGCATTACAGTTTAGTTATGCTAATGCAGGCCAAGTTTCAAAATTAACTGCAAGCAGTGCATCTGGAAGTTCTACAATCACTTTAGCATCTGACGCTTCTGACACTGTTAATTATTATAATGGTATGCCTATATTTTTTTACAGTGGTAATGGTCAAGGTCAAATAAGAAAAATTACTGCTTATGATAAAGATAGTAAAGTTGCTACTCTATCTTCAGCATTAACTTATGGTGTGGGATTGTCAACCGCATACGATTTAGGCTACATACATTCATCATTTCAAATAAACGATATAAGTATAGTATACAGAGAAAAAAGTATTAAGTAATGGCTATTAGACAATCAAGAGGAATAACTTTAGGTAAAGGTACTCCACAACGTCTTGAAGGCCAAAATGGAGATATAACAATACGCTCATCTAGAAAAGGGCTAAAGTTATATGTAAAAGAATCTAATAAATGGCATAGTGTAGACCTTGATATAGACTTAAGGCAAATAGCATCTACTGTCAGAAGGTTAGAAGATGAAGTTAAAAGACTGTCTACTAAAACAAATAATACTCCTGTTGTAGATAAATTATTATTAAGACAGTCAGGCGGAACATCAGCAGTTGGTATACAAAATAAATCAGGACTTATAGCATTTAGAAATTCTACTGACACTTCAGATGCTACTGTTTTAAATCCAAAAATAAGAGGTAACGCTGACGGTTCTGATAATAACCCTGTTGTTGATACACAAACATCTAATATAGTTAAATTAGCATATAATGATGATTCTTCTAATTTTGTTGTAAGATTAATACATGCTGCAACTGGTAGTATTCAAAGTATGTTAAGCTTTTTTAATGGAGCAATTGCTAGATGGTCAATTGGATATTCAGGAGATGAACAAGATGTTTTAAAAATATCTGCTGCATCAAATCTAGATTCACCTATTTTTCAATTTACTGATAGTGGCATTTCAATTCCTTCTGGAGGAACTGGAATATTGGTTAGAAATGATGAAGGTAGTACTATACCTGTAGGAGCGCCATTATACAGTAAAGGTGAAGTAGGTGGTAGCTCAAGAATTAAAGTTGGTATATGTGATGCTAATGATTCAGCTAAAATGCCTTGTATTGGTATTGCAAATGCAGAAATGAATACTTCAGATACTAAAGATAATTATGGTATTGTGTCTGGTGTATATAATACTAATATTAATGGTTTTACAGGTTTAGCAGTAGGTGATATATTGTATGTATCAAACACAGGAGATTTAACTAAAACAAAACCATCAAACCCTGACGATTTAATACAAAATGTAGGTATAGTATTAAAAACAAATGGAACTATTTGTCAAGGATTACTTGTAAGTGCAATAGGTAGAACAAATGATGTACCAAATGTTGTATACACTACAGTAACCTCATCATCAGACGCAATAGATGTGTCAGGAGTAACAGCAGTAGAGTGTGACACGTCAGGAGGGCATATTAGAGTAGGTGGTTTTTCAGGTGGCGTACAAGGCCAAATTGTTCATGTGTTAAAATCAACGGGAGACGCTTATAGGGTTATAGTAGAGCATGATGAAACACCAGCATCAGGAGTAAGTCAAAGAATATTTACAAGTGGAGCATCTGATATTACAATAGCTGCAAAAGGTGGCATTACTTGCTATTGTACAGGCTCAGAATGGATTGCATTAGATAAATGATATTAATGTGTCACAAAACATTAGGATTATTAAAAAATATTTATTATGAATATTTAATATATTTTTATAAATTACACACAGAACTGTAAGGAGAATAATGGCACAACCATTTGCATTAGAAAATTTAGCATCAAAAGTAGGATTGGCTCAAAAAAGAGCGCAACAAGATTATTTAGATGCAAGAGCTAAAGAAGCTACTGATTTACTTGAAAAAGAATTAGATAGGATTCAAAAAGAAGCATCAAAAAGAACTGGATTGTTTGGTTTTAAAGGTGGCGGTTTAGTTAAAACAGCATTAGGTATGGTTAATCCTGTACTTGGATTAATAGCTGGAGGGTTAGACACTATTACATCTCAAAAAGAATTAAAAGAAATGATTAAAGATGCAGGTAAAGATGTTAACATACCCGCAAGATTTAAAGGAACATTTTTAGAAGACTATCTTACAGGTGGTATGATGAGCGGACAAGCTCAATTAAAACAAAACTTGCAAGGTAGGAAGCAAGCTGATTTAATAAGCAATTTAGTGTCTATGATACCAACTGCTGTATCTGCTGCAAAAACTTTACCTCTTACAAAAACTACTAGTAAAATGGTTGGTGCGGGAGCAGGAGAAACTATTATGGACCAAGGCGGTTTATCAAGTATTGAACAGCAAGTTATGAAAAATGTAACCAGTCCAACTAAATTAGGAAGAGCAGTGTCTGCTGTAGAGTCAACTGCAGTACCATTTACATCAGGATTATTAAATGTAGGTAATTTAACAACACCATTAGTTGAAGGTGGTAAAATGGCTACAGCATTATCTACACCAGGAATGTATGCTCCAATATTGCAAAATTTATTACAAGACTATTTATTAGGTTCACCTCAAGAACCAGTTATGACAAGAGCGCAAGCTCCTAAAGTATATTAAGGATTTATATGAGCGTATTAGATTATTTATTACCAAAATCATTTATGTCAGATGTGCAAACTACATTTAGACCTAAAACTTTTGAATATGAAGGTTTTTTTCAAGATGTAGACGATTCAATCTATGATGCTTATTCAGATTTAATAGACCAAGGATATTCTGTTGATAGCAGTTTTGCTAAAAAACTTTCTGAAGGTTTATTTGAAGAATATGGTGACGGTTTTATTAGAGAAAGAGATGAATTTGGTAATATTGTACGTGGATATACTCCTGAAGAATTTGAAAGTAAATTTTTATCAACAGATTCAGAAGGGGTAAAAAAATATTCTGCTCCTAATATATTTGGAGGCAAATCATTAGCAGAAGGGTTTGAAAGAGCTGGTGTTTATGACTTTGACCCTGCAATGGCTAGACCAGCAGAGTTATCAACTCTTAGAGCATTAGACCCTGGAAGTTATGCTAAAGAAGTTGCTATGAAAAGAGGTACATTGGCAGACGCTTTAGCTAGGCAAAGAGCAAAAGCTTCACAAGTAGGTGGTGGTTTTGCAGGATATGGCGGAAGAACTGTAGCAGAAGGTTTGGCAGAGCAACAATTTGTAGAAGGTTCGCAAGCTATTATGGAAGATGTAAATAAACAAAGAGCAAATGCATTACAGCAACTATATTCTGAATTAGAAGATTATCAATCGTTAATTACACCAATGCAAACAGGAGGCTAAATGGCCAAAGTACTACCTGCAGGAGCAAATGTAAATTTAAACTTAGGTAAAGACCCAATGGATAGACTTTTACAAACTATTCAAGTAGCTTCTCAAGCACAAGGGGTTATAAACCAAGCAACTCTTCAGCGTGATAGGCGTGAAGCTATACAGCTAGATAATGTTAAAACTTTAATGACAAATGCTGTTAACACTATTGATTATTCTGATAGCGCTAGTATTTCTGAGGGTGAAAATCAATTAAATAGATTAGCTCAACAGTATACACAAAAATATCCTAGTTTATCTACAGACATTGAAGGTATATCTACAACATTTATTGCTCAAAATATAAAACCAAAAAAAGATTTACATAATAAATTTGCATCAGACAGGCTTGCTTTAGATAATGCTTTAGAAACGCTTGATAATGAAATATTTTCTTTAGATGATAAATTAATTCTAAATGTAGAAAATAATGTTTTTAAAGATGATTTTGTTAAATTAGGTAAAATATTAGCTAATTATAAACTTAACT